AATGTTATTACTTTTTGACCGTCAAAATAATACACTGCACCTTTTCCCTCTACTGTAAATAAACATTTCATCTCTTCTTCTCCTTCCTGTTCGATTCCTGTATTATGGTTTTTTTGTCCGCTGCATGCAGACGCTCTACTGTCGATTGCCTTTGCAATCAGCTCCGCAATTCCTTTTGTGCCTAAATTCCGATACCTTGCTACATCATCTGTGCCGGTGCAGAATAATGTCTCCACGATCATGCCAGGCATATTAGATGCATTCAGATCATGATAGCCTGAACTGTACTTTACACCACGGTTAGCAAATCCTTTATTTGCGAAATTCTGGCAGATATTGCTTGCGATCGTGTTCATTGTCTGGTTAGATGCATCGTATAACCACACCTCTGTACCGCCAGCTGATTCCGCTCCTGCCGCATTCATGTGCAAGGTGACATAGATATCGCACCCCGCACTATTCGCCTTATTTGTGCCGTCAGACAGCTCACCAGACACATTGGATGCGTTGGAATTACAATCAACCACAGTATGACCGACAGCCTGTAACATTGGTGCGAGCTCATTGTAGATCTTCCGCACTTCCGCCTGTTCATCGATCAGACCGATTGCACCTTTACAATTCGGGGAATGCCCTCCCCTTAAGCCAATTTTCATTCTTTCTCTTCCTCCTGCTCTTCTGTTTCAAATGCTTTTTCCAGCTCCTCTACGGATACCCTGCCAAATTCGTTCTGTTCGCTCATGTTCTCACCTCCTTTCCATGCGATGTCGCACAATAAAAGAGAGCCTGTTTTCAAGCTCTCTAGCTATTTACTTATATGTAAGTGCCCTCTCTGAATCTCCTGTTCCAGGTGTTGTTGGGTCTACCACTACACCGAGGATCGCCAGCACTGCAAAGAGCGCATTGATTACGGTTAATAGCTTATCACCAAGGTCTCCAAGGTTGATGTTAAGCCCAAACACTGCCGCAATTGCCTGTATCAACAGTAAGATTGCCGGGATCAGTGCAACCCAGAATGCCTTGTTTTTAATTCTTACAATCCAGTTAATCTTCTTCATTTTTCATTCTCCTTTACAGATACATCGCTACTATTCCACCAATCACAGCTCCGATCAGTGCGGTTACTACTACGTCCCACCGTTTAGCCGGTGTCTGCTCAAGATGCGTCACCTTTGCGGTCAACTGCACAAGGGTCTGGTTCATAAATCCAACCTCCTTGGTCAACCCTACCATTTCTTGCGCCAGTTGATGTACCACATTCACAACGTCCTCTGCTTCTTTCATTCGGTGTTTTAATGAGCCGATTTCTTTTCCGTGCTCTGCAAGTTTCACTTCTACTTCATTTTCTGTCATGTCTTTCCTCCGGTTTTTTTAAGTATAAAAATAAGACCATTACGGTCTTGCCCTAATCTCCATATTCCATCTCCAATCTTTAAGCCTGTACAAGAGCTTTTATCTGGTCTAAGATAAATTGCTTCGTATCCGCTACATACTCCACTTCCATACCAGCTCCAGAGTCGTTCTGAATAACTGTAGATGGGTAGTTGGTGTAGAGTTTTTGGTATGCTTGCATTGTTTCTTCTGGGATGTCAGTTTCGATCGGGTTTATTTGCTCGATAATTTGGACGTTATTATCGATTAACCATTTTTTAAATTCAGCGGCATCTCCTACACCTGACAATCTGCTTGGTTTTATCCTTACATAGATATAATTCGAGTACGCTACACCTGGATTTGTAGATATCCCTTCAATTCCGTCTATATTCTGCATGTTTTGACCATTTTTTGCAATAAACGTATTGCAAAGTACAGCTCTTTTATATATGTTTTTCACAGCTTTATCTTCGCATGTAATTGCAAAAAGATAATAATCCAGAGAGCTATCAGAAGCTTGCTTGTGGAAAGAGCGATCCTCCAGATTTACCTTTCTGATTCTCTGCACGTACTTCCAACGCTTGAAATCCATCTCATCACAAACCCACTGTTGACCGTTAGAATCTGTGTAATTACCGCCAGAATCTACTTTAATACCGGGTAAACCGTTTGGGGTGGAGAGTGAAGCTTGTTGGTGTTGAAATGGTTCAAAAATCTCATCGGACTCCCCTTCATTTAACAACATGATTTTCGAAATTCTTCCTTCATTCATTCCAATCTCTTCTATATCCATACTGAGTGTGTATTCACCGTAATTCAGATAAGAAACATCTATAATAATACTTCCTTCAGATATATCACCAGCGAAAGCCAATCGGATTCTATTAAAAGTACCGTTAATGGAAAATATTTTCTCCGTCTTTCCGGTATTGCTCACGGGAATTTCTTCCAAAAACTTATCTCCTTTGTATTTTTGTATTTTTACATAAGATTTGACAGTGTTGTTTTTAGCATTATTGACTAGAGTTCCTGTGTTTTCATCAAAGCTCGCATTTAACACCGAAGTGACTTTGCATAGATTTTTTCTCAGCACTCTAATCCCAATAGCTCCACCATCTCCACAGCTTTTTATCGGTATCGGATTATCTGGTGTGGGCGACCCGTTTTGCTCACTCTTCCCATGTAGCTTCAATCCCTCAAAAAACGCGTCTGCCGAATCTCCGACAGCGATACGCTCCCCTTTAGCACTGTTGATAATCGCTCCCGCCTTCATCTGTCTTAAATCTGCGATATCTGCCTTGTTGGTCTTAATCTGCTCTCTGTCCGCAATGATCTCCTGCGCTTCAGCCTGTACCGCTTTGATCTGCTTTGTTCCCTCTGCTGTAACTGCCTGTACTGCTTCTTTGGATTTGTCATCCACGATCTGCAACAGTTGTGCGATAATGTCTTTTTCTTCCTGTTCGATTACTGGATTGTCAACTTCCAGCCCTTCCAGTACGGTCATTGTGGCGAGTGTAGTATTAAACTCTTTTTGGATTATACCATCAGAGCCCGTGAGACGCATACAGACAATAAAACGGGTGTCCCCTCTGTATTCAATCGCTGTTTTTCCGACTGTCCACGAAAATTCGATCTGGTCACCAGACACTTTTTTATCTGTAACAATATACCGGTCTTTCGTCCCTCTGGCATTTTGGTAGTTTACGGAGATATTAAAGGCAGATAAGTCTGTACCTTTATAAACTTTCGGAATCCGAAACTGTATCACTTTTACATCTTTATCGTGCTCGACACCAAGGACTTTAAATTGTTCCGGTATGCCGATAATTCTTAGGTCGGAGTCAATCACGCAGATATCTTCTGCTTGCGACTCTGCCACAACTGCCGCACTCTTTGTCTCCTGTAATAACTTTTCTGCTTCCGTCATTCGCCCGGTCTCCTTTGCCTTACAATCTGCCTGTTTGTTGTTATCTTGTATCCATCCCGGATCCCTGTAAGCTGCACATAAAAGTCTCTAAAGGATAGTGCTTCTGCCGGAATCTCGCATCTACAATTCTCCACGATTGCTGGATACTCTTTGTCTAGGCTAAAAAAAGATGCCGCAACTCTGCATCCTATCCAGTCATTATTAAAATCAAATTCAGCGTGCAAATATCCGCTTGTTCCAGACACCAGACCTGTAAAATCACATTCCGGATCAGGCTCAAGCATTTGTCCATTTGCTATAAATCTTAAAATCCTCATTTTTTCGCTCCTTTACTCGTCATCTGTGATCCATGTAAATGTCTTTATACGCTCACAGTAATCTGTCTTGCCAGTTACAATGGATACTCCTCCATCTTTTGTGATGTAATATCTGCCAGTCCCGATAACTGACGTACCAACCAATTCGCTGTACGTCTCTACTATGTCTACGGCTGGTCGATATCCTATAGGGATCCTTAATTCTTCAAATGGCCCGTGTGATCCCGTGTTCGGAAACTGTATAAGCGCTGTGATTTTACATGTAACCACGCACCCTCTCCTTATTAGCTCCGCCTGTATATAGTTGGATGAGTTTGTGCTGGCGAATGGTCCTTTTATTTTTCCGGAGTCATAATTTGTTGCTTTAGATATGTTTATTTCGTATGATCCGGAGTTTTTAACAAATATACCGTCCCGTTTAAAATTAACAAGGTTTGAAATGGTGGCTCCGTCAAAATACTGCGCAATCTGCGTTGGGAATATAGATAAGCTTGTGTGTCTGCCGCTGCTCATCCCATTCGCCACAAATACACCCTTGCTTATTGCAGAGCTGTTTATCCCGTTTTCATCTTCAGAGTAGATCTCTCCGGTATTTACTTGGATAAAAAAGTGTCCGTCCAGACTCTTTATAAGTCCAGCGGTTACAGTTCCGAGGTTTGCGGCAATCGCACTTAGCGTCTCTACATTCAGATTTTCCACGGAAATGTAATAGATCACCCATTTACTTCCATCCCATCTTTTAATCGGCTCTCCGCTTGCGGTCTGCCAGAGCTGTCCTACCTTTGGATTTTCCGGAGCTGTTGAAGACACGATAATGCCGGAATCCCCGTCTGCTCCATTTTGTCCGTGCACTCCGATAATCACGGGAGTTGTCTTGGTGGATGATCCGTCTGTGTAGGCATAGACTTCGTAGCTCCACAAATATTTTTTTACGTCCGTCATGTCCTGCTTTGTAGTGCTCCACCCAGAAGAGGATGTTGTGATTCCGGTACTCTTTTCGGATGCAAGGTAGTACTTTGTAATAGATTTAATTCCAACACCGTCTTGGCCATCATCCCCTTTGTACTTCGACCACTGATAATCTGCGGGATCACTACTTTCTGTCGGTACTTCCTTGTTGTAGGCGAATCCGATGTAATATTTTCCATTCGGGCTGTCAGACATCCCGTTTCCGCTGGCATCATCCGCATATCTCACCCACGTATAGTAAGTTTTCCCGTCATCTCCGGGCTTCCCTGGCACTCCCTCTCCGGTGATTCTTGCCCACTGGTAATCTTCCGGATTATTGGACATTACCGGAGTCTCCTTATTGTAGGCGATTCCCAAGTATTCTTTTCCGTCCGGACTACTGGACATTCCATTTCCATATTCGTCATCAGCAAATTTAAACCATGTGTAATAAGTTGTTCCGTCCTGACCATCCTCTCCGTCCATTACATCCGTGATCGTGACCTCGTAATACCCTCTACGCACACCATTTTCAAACGCCGTAAAAGAGTAAACCGCCTTGACATCCACATCCTCTGCATTAACCGTCACGCTCTTACCAACATAAAACTCATATCCATCCTTGCTCCATCGGAATTGTAGCTTGTCTGCCACATCCACGCCGTTATCGTAAGCGTAAGCTGTCAGAGTAGTGCTACCGATGCCATTTTTAAAGATGATGCCATTGTTGGTGGAGATGGAACAAGTGTAGACCTTATTTTTGTTGATAAGATCTTCCATCCTCTGCAACAAGCTATCCGAAATTTCGGATGTAAGCTCTTTGTAGTTTGTAAATACCGTCTTTGCAGTTTTTGGATTGGTAAGACTGCGCACCTGTTCGGACACTCTCGCCTGTAGATAAAGCACTGGTGTCCACTCCTGATCCTGCATCCTCACGGTGTCCCCGATGTTGGTGTCAAAATATCCGTCCACCTCGTAAGTCACCACCGGTTCAGATGCTGTTTTAAGATCAGACAGAGCCATGCTATAGAGCTTGTCCTTGCTGTCTGTATCATACTCTTTCCGCATCAGGATATAAGCATCCTCTTTATTCACGATATTGGACGGAAACCGGTCTCTTGCCTGTGGTGCCCGGATGATCGCACCGTCTGTAAAGTACTCGATATTCCCGTTTTCATCGTATTCTTTCTTGTCAAGACCATTGATTGTCAGACCGTCCTTTCCGGTCGGCTGGATGCAGGTGTAAAGCTTCTCGGCATCTGTGGTTTTTCGAATTCCGGTAATTCCTTTCCCGTACCGCAGTACAATGTCATTCCGGTATTCTCCGACTCCGCTGTTGGTGTCGGAGTGTTCTCGGTAGACATTCAGGACGATCTCTTTTAAGGAGTAGTCCTTATTTAAAACCGTTTCAAATTCGATTTCGGCAGAAAATACGTTTGCCAAAGAAAACAGCCTTTTCAGTATGGATGTTGTGCCTGTCCACTCGTTGGTAATCCTCTTGTCTGATACCTCATTGAGCCCCAGTTTTAGTGTTCTCTCAGCATCAAAAACGGCAAGGTACTCCTCAAAGCTCATTGCTTTTCCGGCTTTGTACTCTCCGGCATCCTCGTTGATTAGCTCAAAAGATAACGACCACGCCGTAGCTGTGATCGTCTCCTCTGTCTGCTCAGTGTTTACGATGTTTAGATAGTAGGATTTCCCTTTGTGTATAAACGCCACCTTATTCCCGGCGGTAACATTCTCTGCATCCTGATGCTTTGCGGACACCGTAAAGGTGTAAGTATTTGCCGCACCCTGTAAGTATTCGTGCAATTCATCTCCCCAGTAGTGCATGGACTTCTTGTGCTGATTGTCCATAAACGCTACTGGTGTGTTATTCGCGCTTAAAATCGCGATCCTGATGTCATCCACTATAAATACACCTCCCGTATTTTCGCTTTAATCTGTGGCGGTGGAGAAGAAAAGGAAGAATAGCAGAACTGCACTTCTGTTGTTCCGGGTGGCACTTTTGGATAATTGGATCCATTAATCTCATCTCCTTTTGCCGGCATCCCGTTTACATAGACCTTTGTACTCTCTCCATCTATAGACACCACATCTCCGGCACGATACCGGTTCGGCACATCTCGGTATTTTTCCACGTTATCCTTACGGAACCAGATACTTTTTAAATAATTGTGCGTAACCAGCTGATTTCCAAGATCTCTACTTCCCCACTGCCCGATCCAGACCTGTATCTTCTCACACACCATGTCTTTAATCTCCGGGATAGTAAAGTGGTAATACTTCCCGTACCAGAAAATACGCAACTTGTCACCCTCTTTTAAAAAGTCATTGTGTCCGCCGCCCATTTTTAAATTAAACGGGTTATCCTCGTAGGATGTCGGCTGGAAATCCAGTGTCTTAATTTTCTTGTTTTGAGGGGCAAACCAGTCCACATGCGCCGTATTACCAACCGTATCACTCTTGTTAATAGACATGGCGCAGATTACTTTATTATCTCCTGTCAGAAATGCAATGGTCTGCGCTCCCGTCTGTCCCATTAAGCCGGCCTCAAACCAGTGTTGGGTGTAGCAATAAAAGTTCTTCGCCCCACGCCTACCCTCACTGTCCACTGGGATAGTAAGCGTTCTCATTCCGCCGTTCCAGTACCCGGATGTGGATTGTCCACCTTTTAATGCCATGACGTTATATCCGGCAACATTCTTGACTTCGAGTGTTCCCTGTGTGGTGTTTTCCGGATTTTGATAAGAGGTGCCATGATCGTCTTGAAACAAGCCGTAACCGTTAAACAGTTCTTCGGACGCTTCGTAATTCTCTCCGTCTGCTTCTTCCTCTTTCCCTAGCTGGATCACCCCGTACTGGCTCACAAGTCCGATAAATCCGTTTTCATGATTGTGTGTGATCTCGTAGTCCACATCTGCCCATTCGGTACCGTTGTTTTGAATGGTAATGGTCTGGTATCCGTCTTGCTGTACACCGTCAAAATCAAATTCGCCGACAGAGTACGCTACCCCATCCGGGATAAGCCAAGTGATTGTGCCTTTCCCAAAAATCGCAACCTGTGTCACATCAAGGTTTCCGTCCGGTATCGCATAAAAGTAGCGATCTGGATAATTCCCAAAAACAAGTTTTTTCGGCTCTGTGACGTTTAGGATTTTCTGAATCGCGTCATAGCTTGCTAAGATGTCTCCTTTAATTTCAAAGGGCATTTCAAGCGTCTTTGATTTATATGTTGTATAGCCAAAATCCTCTCCTTTTGCACTTTCTGCTCCGTCAAGGAGTCCTGACTCTCTATTTACTCCACTAAACGGAGAGAACCCGGACAATACACTTAAGTATCGCCCGAGTTCCTGATCGTCAAATTTTACTGATAGGCTCAATTTCTATCCCCTCCTAACATCTTCCGAAAACTTGAATTCTTTTCTATTTGTTTTTCCATTGGTGTTGCAAGTACTCTGGATGTCTCTACAGAGTCAATTTTATTAACAATCTCTAGTGGTCTGTTGGCAAGTCTGGATAGACGATCTACTGCGTAGAGTAGCTCGTTGTTATTTTCAGACTTCCGGATTCCAACGCTTTTCTGGTAAGTTTGACTTCCAGCACTTTCCGGCACTGATAACGTTATACCGCTCACAGATGCAGACAACTGAGACACCACCTTACCGGATACTTTTTTCATCTCTTTGTACGGCATATACTTTTCGTATCCAACACCTACGCCCATTGCAAGGTATTTCCCGACTTGGTCTCGCATAACTCTGGATGGGGAATGTATGCCGAAGAAATCTTTGATGGACGAAACAACACTGCTTGCGAATCCTCCAATCTTGTCAATAATCCAACCAGTCATGTTGGATATTCCGTTCCACAACCCCTGCACAATATTGCTTCCGATTGATGCCATCTTACCAGGCAGCGTAAGAATTGCAGATTCAATTCCGGACGCGATTTTTAGAGCGGCAGTTTTCACATAAGACACCATCCCGCTTATTGTACTCCCGAGATTGTGAATAGCAGACTTTCCTATATTAGCAAGCGTTGAAGGCAGATTCTGAATAGAACCTTTAATTCCGTTTAATATATTAGTCCCGGCTGTTTTAACAAACCCGACCATAGATGTAATGCCATCACCCAAGAACTTAATTATACTCTTGCCAAGGTTTAACCACTGGAACGCCATCAGCACGTCAACAATAGCTGCTATAATCTGCGGAATGTTTGCAATCAGAGTTGGTATTGCCTGGATAAGTCCGAGTGCCAACTGTCCAAGTAATTCCGCGCCCTTCATAAGAATTGTTGGAAAATTGTCGTTAATAATGTTTGCAAATGTAGAAATAATCTCTGGGACTCGCTCAATCAATATCGGTATTGCGGTTACGATTCCCTCGACCAATTTCTGTAGCAACTCAAAACCTTTTTGAATCATTACAGGTGCAGCTTCTGCAAGTTTTTCTCCGATGCCCTGTATAAAATCAAGCACTTTCGGCAACGCTTCTGGAATTGCCTTTACAAATCCGTCAATCAGATTGCTTAACAATTCATAGCCTTGCTGCAGCAGACTTGGCCCCTGCGATGTTATCTGCTCGTATAGAGTTGTAATAAGCTGAGTTATAAGCAAGCCGACAGACGGCAATACCTGCATCATACCGCTTATTATTGCCTGTATGATCTGGATCCCAGACGACAACAGTTGCGGTATACTTGTGCTGATATTTTCTGCAAACGAACTTATAATCTGTGCTGATGCAGTCACAATTCCGGGCAATGCTTGTATAATTCCCGTTGTTATGTTGGAAATGACTTGTCCACCTATCTGCATCATTTCTCCGAGTTTTCCGGAGTTAAGTGACTGCGAAAGACTTTCCATCAACAGGTTTCCGACTTCTGGGAGTTCTTTTGCAAGTCTTGGGACGATCTGCATCAAATTATTTGTTATATTTTCAGCTGCGGACTTTACAGCATCTGCCAACTCCTGAGGTGAACTTGAACCATTCAAAAAGTTATCAAACGCCGCTTTTGCGGATTGCACAGAACCCTCTATGGTAGTCAATGCTTCTTCGCTTGTCGTTCCGGCAATACCCATATTTTCTTGAATCTTGTGGATTGCCTGAATGATCTGGTCGAACGACACATTGTCAAGATTCTCTATTTTTTCGTTGAGAATGCCGCTGTCGTTAATCAAGCGGATCATTTCAGTCTGCGTTCCACCATATCCAAGTTTCAGGTTATCCAACATTGTGTAGTTCTGCTTCGCAAATCCCTGATAAGCGTTTTGGATATCTGTCATATTTGAACCAAATTTATTGGCATTATCAGACATATCCACCATCGCCATATCTGCGATTCTGGCGGCCTCTGCGGTATTATTTCCAAGTCCCTGTAAAAGAGATGCCGAGAAGCTTGTCACTGTTTCCATGTACTTATTTGCAGATACACCAGCTGTCTTATAGGCGTTGTTCGCATTATCGATCACTGTCTGCGCACTATCTTTAAACAGCGTCTCGACACCGCCTATGTTCTGCTCAAGACTCGCAACGGAATCAAGAGACATTTTTGACACCGCTCCAAATGCTGCAGCAACGCCAGCTACTGATCCGGCAATCACTTTTAATCCTCCGCTTGCAACACTGCCAAGTTTGGAAATTCCTGAATTGAATCCGGATTCGTTTATTTCTGTGTTAAATTTTAATGAGCCATCATAACCCATACTATCCCTCCTTTATGGATAGCACAGGCTCAATGGCTCAATTTAAAGTGCTTAAATCTTAATCTCTACTTCTTTTTTGCACGTCCGGCACTTGATAAATGCATTGGTGCAAACGGAATTGTTGTTATAAATCAATAGCTTGCACCCGCAAAAAGGACACTTATACCACTTTCTCTCAAGCGATGGTTTTTTAATTTTACAACTCATCTGTCACCTCACATAAAAGCATTTCCGATATCATAATCCGTCAGGCTCTCAGATGGCAATTGAATTGATTTCTGGATCTTTTTAATTCGTTTTTTCTCTTCTTTGTCTTTAATTTCCGATAAATCAACACTGCGGTACATTATTCGCTGTTTAATCTCTGTATCGTCAGACAAACCATCAAAAAGCATCCGGAATTTCCACCAATGCATATATTTAATGTCGATTAAATCAATTCCATAATCTCTGAGAAAGCCGGATAATATATATGGATAATCAATGGAGTACGAGAATAAATTTTTCTTCGGCTTTTCTTGCAACTTTTCTTGCGGTTCTTCACAATCACCTGTCTCCGCAACCTTTGCACAGTTTGTATCCATCGTTATAAAGTGGGACAATGCGCTTATAGCTTCTTCATCTGCAACTACATCATCAATAAAATACTGCTGTATGATCGCGAATTTTTGGAGAGCATCAAGCTCTTGGTCTTTCAACATGTCCAAAAGCCTGATGTATTCACGGAAATCCGTAATAACCTTGATATTTTCCCCTCTTACATTTACTGTGCTCGGTAACTCTTCATAAAAAAAGTTCATTATTTCTTCGCCCGTCTCTGTGCTCTATTCGGTGTGTATTTGCTAACAACAGAGTTCCGTCTCTTATTTACGGCATTGATTTCTTTTTCACATACAGCAATGAATGAATCATAGCACTCTTCGCAAACTCTCAAATTCATTTTCCCGTCAAAAAGTTTTTCAGAAGTACCTTCCCCGAAAATTCCGTCAAAAATATCATAAAACAACAAACAATATTCTCTGGTTATTTCCGATATCTTCCCAACCTTTTCAAAGTTCTTCTCTCTCGGCTCAATGCTTTCAAATACTTTTTCGTATCTTTCCAAAAACTCTACGTCATCCATATCTATTTCAAGTTCTACATCGTTCCATTTCCACTGGCTCATTGGCTCACTCTCCTATTCTTTCTCGTATTTTTTACCGCCTTAAAATCGGCGGCAGCTACTCCCCCATGTAATCTCCCTTGGCGTAAGTAACTGTCTTGGATGTAATGTCAGTTTCCGTAACGTATCCTTCCTCAAGATCGGATACAGCTTTCAGCGATCCATTGTAAACCAATGCGTCTGTTCCATCTCCGTCCGAATCCGGGATAACTGCGTAAGTTCTCTTTGTTGCGTAACACTTGTCACCTGTCGTGTTCTTTTTGTAAAAATCCACCGTGACCACTTCCACATGTGCATCATCCGCAACTTTCTCACCGTCATGGATTTTTGCAATTCGCTCATGTACAGGATTCCCTGCATACATATCAAAAGAGTACTCTGTAGCCGGAGCATATCCAACTACATCTGATCTCTCGGTGCTTTCATCCACGTACTGTCTGGAATACTCTTTCGGGTTTTTCCCGTTTGTCATTGCGGTAAAATTGGTCATTCTTTCAAATTTCGGAGAGCTGCCCGTTGCATCCGTGTTCATGAATGCCACACGCAAATGTCTGCCGACTAATTTTGGTGCTGTTCCTGACATACTTATACCTCCTGTGTATAAATTAAGCGGCACTCAATACGATACTTTGCGTTTTCACCGTTCATATCGTACAAGTAACCGCTGTTTAAAGTTTCAATTGATATTGGGTTCTTCTTTTCTCCAAGCTCCGGCAGGTTATTATTGAAACTCTGCTGTTCCAACCACTCTTCGAAGCTCTGGAAGAATCCACTGTTTTCAATGTTAATTCGCGCGTCTTGGTCATATTCTTCTTGGCTTGTAAATGCGAATTGGAACTGCTTCTTTGCCCCACCGTCCATGTATCTCTGCATGATCGGATCGCAAGGGAGAGGGTCAACAGAGTACCCCATATCCGTTCCAATGTAGTCCACGTTCACACGTCCATCACTTAAAAACGGACATGTGAGAATATATGATCTGACGCTGTCAATGAGATTTGACATAGTTTGCCGCTCCTTTCAGGATGGAATCTTTGTGGCGGTTTTTCATGCGCTCAAACCACTGTGATTTTTCCTTGTGCTCGTAATACTGTCTACGTGCATAAGGTGCAATCTGGTTGATCTCACCACTTCCAATTACGGTGCCAAGGGTTGCTGACTTAACGAGTACTCCTGTCCGTCTTGGAGTCTCCGGGTTCATACGCCGGATGCATTCAGAGTCCACGAAAGACTGTGCGTTTGCAAAACCGGATTCCATACTTGGCTTAAAGCTTGGATTCCATTCGAGTTTAGCGGATACTTTTCCACCGCCGGATGCTTGCGTGTATATAGATCCTCTCGAAGTCTCAATCTTGAATTTCTTCTTTCCTCTTGCCATTACACTCCCACCACCTTAATATGCGGATTGCCGCCGAATGCGTTGTAGTTTACGGATGTGACTCTGGTCTTGTCAAATCCGTCCAAGTCTTTGATTGTCTGCATCACAATCTGACAATCTCCTTTGACAAGGTAATCGTCTTTTTTTATTGCTACGCTCGTGTCAGAGATCCTGATTGTGTACGTATCAGCCTGTTTTAACCCATCTGTCGTGATCTGCGACTTTTCGTTTTTGTACCACCACACTTCCGGGATGTAGGTTCGTTCCCACTCATCCAGCCGAGTAGACGGGTTATACTTCCGGCTGTACAGGGTGGCGTCTGAATTTGTTAGCATACTCCGCGATACAGTAAGCCGGTATTACCGAGATAGACTTTCGCAATCCGGTACAGCTTATTCTCAAGCACTTTTTCCGCATCCTGTCCGTCAATACGCTCTGTTACATAAGACACAGAGTACCCGTCTGTATTTTCGGATTTTACGATCTTTCCGTCATTTGCTGTCAAATTATAGATGACATCGCACATCTCACAAAGACACGATTTGATACTGTGCTCATTTTCCGTGTCGCTTTCTGCTCTTCCGGACGTGAAATCATACATATAAACATCCGCAAGATCACGAGTCTTTTTAAACGCGGACTCAGTGGAGATTTTCTCTCCACCAAAGTCCTCAATGTAGTATTTGTAATCTACTAACATGTGTACTCCTTACTGATTCGCCATAATCCCCTGTTTTTTCATCTCCGCAAGAATCTCATTGATTTTATCTTTCAGGTCAGTTGCTGTTTCTGTGGACAAATCTTCGATCAAAGCCATCTGTTTCACACCACCAAGCGTTGTTTTATTCGCCGCTGGAAGAGTGTATTTATTTGCCTGTGCTGCAATGCCATCTAATTTCGTTTTGTCCTCTTTAGACATCAAACCATCTTTAGATCCGGCAACTGCATTAACGAGTTTTCCCTCGATCTCGCTGATTTTTCCGTCCTGCTGTATATTTTTTGTATCATTTGCAGATACGCCGTTCTCAATGTTGTCCATTGCTGCTTCTGTAATTACTTCTCCGTCTTCCCAGTCTTTCTTTGTGTACGCCATACTATCACCTCGCTATTTTGCTTTACCTACTTTTGCCTTTCCAACTTTCCCCCTGCCTACCAAGGCGAGATCTTCAGGGGGTGCTATTCCCCCACTTGATGACAGTAAATTCCTTTTACTTTATTTTCGTAGGCATCACACATTCCGACTGTTCTGTATGCGTACATATAAGCATCAGCAGCCTGGTTCTGGTCTGGGGAAATAATCTTCGGAACTGTGTGTTTCTGGTACTGGATAGCCGCGTTCCGGTCAATTGCCATAAAGTTGATTGCTTTTCCGTCTGAATTCTTAGCGAATCCACCAGCTCCGTTTGCTGTCAAGTCAACTTTTGTGTAAAATCTTGCGGACGGTACTTTCACGATTCCAGCCCATCCTTCCAATGCTCTTCTGGATGCAGTTGTATCTAAGTCTTCAACCATTCCAACCAATGCTGGATTGATAAACAGATAGCATGTAGATACATCTCCCTCTGCATCTTCGATCGCGTTTCTTGCGGCTCTTAACGCTGCAAGTGCTGCTTTTCCATCGTTCAGTGCGCCTTCTGCTGTTGTGATACCAGAAATCTGTGCATACTTGGAAAATCTCCATGCATCCAACTCGGGCACTACCTGCGTGCGGATAAACTCCCCTGCAAGACGTCCAAATGCTACGCCAGCAGACTCAATATTATCCATTGCATCTACATTAAATTTACGACCTCTGTCGTAGTCGCATTTAACTGTCTCGTAGTCCAGAGTTACATCACCGTTGACGTATCCAGAGGACTTATCATAGTTTGCAAGTCCCTGCATGGACATTTTCGGAATCAAAATTTCGTTTGCATTTGCTCCCTCTCGGATCAGCTCACTCGGGCCATCTAAGATAGATGTCAGTGAACTTTTCTTATACACGAGGTCGAGCATCGTAGAATACTGTTTTCTAAGCGTAATTGAATTTGGCATATCTTATCTCCTTATCATTTAAAATCTTTTTCTGTGAGTCCCATAGCAGCAGCTACCGCATCAAACGCACCTGGCTTCTCGGCTCCGCTTCCAAGCACTGGATTTTTAATCGGTTCATCATCCGCAAACAGGAATTTGCTTTCTTCGTTCTCTTTCAGGTCTTTGAATGCATTTTCAATATCCGTATCCTGATTTTTGGATGCTTTCAGATCATCCGTTTTTAAGTACGGAAGAACCGCTTTTAAAGCTCTTGCACCGTGCTTCTTAGCTGCGGCTTCAAGTTTTCCGTTAAACTCATAATCCTGTTTAATCTGCGCTTTCTCTGCTTCGGATGCTTCGTATTTTGCTTTGTAATCGGCTACCTGACCTTTGATTTCTTCATAGTCTCCGAATCCCTCAATGGCTGTGTTTGCGTCTGTAAGCTGCTGTTTTGTCGTGTCAAGCTCCGATTTGATGTTGTCATAATCTTTTTTTGCTTTACCGACATCTGTGGAATTGGCGTCCAGAATCTTATCAATCTGTTCTTTTTCCAATCCCATTTCTTCTAAAAACTCTCTTTTCATGTTTCATCTTCCTTTCGCTTCGCTTTTTCTCGTGGTCGCACCACATGTCTCAAGTAAGTACCCAGTTTCTCGTCATCTGGCAGGACAAAATAAAAGAGCCGCCTATGCGACTCTCCCTAACATATCCATGTATATCCGTTCTCTTTGTTGTTCTACGCCCATCTTCCGACAGAACTTTGTGTATTCGTACAGTTGGGCTTTGTATTTTACTCTCATGGTCAATATATTGTCTGGATCTGCTCTGGCAGTCTTGAGTGCCATGATCTTAGACCGCTGCGCTCTCATTGCGGTTTCCATTCTTCGCTGTTGCTGTGTAATTCCGTAAGCATCCAACTCTTTACCTTGCCACCTCTTTGTTTTGTTTTCTATGGCATTCTGCTTTTTTAACCATTCATCCGTCCACTGCCGTTCAGACGCTCCTTTTACAAATGGGTAATAATCGTGGTAGCAGTTAGCTCCTTGTAGGCCAGTAGCAGTTCCAAGACCGCACACAGACGCCAGTTCTTCTTTGCTGTACACTTTTCCTTGCCACTTCCGGTGTTCCGGTCTGGCTCCTGGATGCCAGTCTACCTCGTAATAATTCGTGCCAAGCTTGTCAGCATTGATCCTGTTCATTTCTCCTGTGATCTGCGATACTCCAGTCAATACGCTTCTTCGCACTGCCACATGTACTCTGTTGCTGTGTCCGGTGGCGTAGTCTACAGTCCTTAAGCCACTGTTCGTCATCTGTGTAACAACTCTACGGATGACTGTGTTGTAATCAAAGGCACCGCTTATCACGTCTGTGATTGCCATATCGACATATCGCTGGTAATACTCCGAAAACGGCATAAATACGCGACGATTACCCATTAAGACCGAGAATCCATAAGACCTTGCAAGGTTATGCAACTTGTCCTGTGTCTGCTTCCTGACGGCCTGCGACACCTGTTTGAGCTGTTCGTTTTCCTCTGCCGGAATAAATTCCCGGTTGATCTGCTCATATAAGTCCCTATCCCTTACATACTGCCACTCCGCTATCTCGTCATACAGCTTAAACATCTCTGGATAAGTGGCTTTAAGAGCATCTTGTAGGATTTTTTCCACCTCTTCTGTGCTCTTTCCCATCTCCACCAGTCTGTTAATCTGGTAATCGGCAGTGGATGTGATCTTTCCGGTCTTGCGTATCCTGCGAACGATATCCTGTATGATCCGGTTCTCAGCATCCATCCAGATAGATTCCATTCTGAGAGACATTTTTACGACATCTGGCTTATCCATTACCTATCACTCCATTACTCCACCTTGATCCGGCACATTCGCTTTTGCAGTTTCTTCATCCTCCCCGAGGAATCGAACCCTGTACTCCCAGTGTGATCTGATTCCGGCTGCTATCTCATTTAGCATCAACTGACGATCCGTTTCCTCATCTGTCAGAATTGAGTCTTTAAAACTGCAGATAAACTCATATCCTGAATGAAGCATTCCTTCGTGGAACGCCAGACCTCTCACAAAATCCTCAAAGCAATCTCGTAAGTTATCTTGGATTGCTTTGACACGATTGTATTTCCGGTTTTTTGACGCTTTAACCTCTGTTGCTGTCTTATCCACGCTCTGCGGATTGCTTAAATCGCCGAACGCAAGACCAACTACAAACTCGATCTGTCTAAAGTAATTCTCGAGACCGTTAATCAAGTTCTGGTCTCTAAGCTCCGGTGAAAATTCTTTGAAAAATCCCTCTTCGCCGTCAATTCCTCGGTACAATCTTTTATTTAACTTGGATACGCCATTCTGTCCGTCTGACTCTCGCTTGATAGCCGCAGCATCCACATGAATCGCCCTCTCACCAGACTCAAACTCCCAGTCTATCCTTGCACTCTGCACGTCCGCTTTCCGGATCAAATCGATCGCATAATCAAAAATAGACACACCACAAGGCGTATCATCAATCCTGTTCTTGATCGGATTCCGGTAATATCCAAAATCCATTTCTTTCACTCCTGGATATGCTACGTGCTCCGGCAGTCCTCTCCATGCTTCTAGGCTTTCCAACGGGATTTTACGGTCAAATCCATATCTGGTAGATGAACTGTATGCTTCGTTCGTGATCTCAAGGAATCCATTCTTAATACTGTGCCGCTCCAATCGTACATAGTACTTTGAGTCGTCAATATCCCGGAAGTCCAGAAAGACGATATCGTTCGGCTTCTCATCATTTCCAAAGCTCACCGGGATGAACTTATCTGCTGTCACGAACTCTGCCTGTTCATTTCCAAGGGGTTTTAGGCAGAACGAACCAAGTCCAAGACCGTCCTGTAGATTCTCATTCAGGCTCTCTGTGGTTTTCTCAAACAGTTTTAAGAGCTTATCGTTCGATATTTTTATTTCCATTTCCGACAGCACAACATCTGCAAACTCTCTACATATCCCCTGTTCAATCCTCAGGGACTTCACATAATCCTTGCACCAGTCTGCATTCCCAGAGAGCATGCTGTTCCATTCATTTATTTTCTGCACCATTGTGCTTGTAATTGCAGGAGATTCTCTCAACACCTGCTTCATCGTGGTTCTGCTTATCATGTTAAACACTCCTGTAATAACCTTGTTAATAAACTTAAACATCTTGCACCTCACTCTGTCAGCATTTTAATGTCGCGTTCTATCGTGTACTCAAATGCATCCAGTGTATCAATATCACTACTACCGTCATCCAGTCGATCATCTTTCATAGATTTCTCATCCCACACCGCTTCTTGCAGTGCGGTAGATAATGTTTCGCAGTCGTTTGTAATAAAAAAGCGCCCAGCCCCCATGAGCTTTAAGACGCATTCAATTCGGTCTTTTATTCTGATTTTCTTGGCCGGTCTTACAATCGTGGCTGGATTAGCTTTGAGCATAGCGTTTCGGATACTCTGGCCGAGCGTAGTCTCTGCATTGTCCCAATAGATAAAGTCGACTTTTCCATACTTTTCTTGCACCTCGTTCACAAATTTGATAAGCAGATCATTCAGGATGTTTGAATCAATTCCGTCCTTAAAATCCTTGTTCATGTGTCTGACACTATTTAATCCATACACGTTGTTGTCTCGGTCATACCCTCTTGCCACGAAAGAATGACCAGACTTATTACCACCAAAGTCCACGCCAATGACAATCTCTGTCAGATCGGATGCAGTCGGCTCTTTGACAAAATCTTTCGGATGGTCTGCAAATTTGCGGTAAATCGCTCCCTCTGCTCGTTTCCATAGACCAAGAATCAACCGGTCATAATAAACGGTACCGTCATATTCGATGCAGAGCTTCTCCACGAAATCTGGAGCCAGAAACGGATTGTCGAAAATCGTGTATCTCTGCAAATAGATATCTAATTTTTTATTGTCGAGAAATTCTTTTAGCCAATGTGTCGGATTCTCCGGGTTGCAAGCTCCATCAAAACAGGAATACGTCTTATCAAGACGTGATTTCAGCATCTGGAATACTTCTTTGTTCCACTTTGCAATCTCATCCCCGTAACAATACTTGATGGACGCTCCCTGTATCTTTGCGACTTGACTGACCTTTTCCGCTCCGAGACAATAAACATCCTCTCCGCATACTCTGGCTACATTCCGGTTGTTAATGTTCCCGATAAGGTCGCTGGTATAGATTTCTCTCATTGGCTGTAGGACGTTTCGCTCTATGGATTCTTTGGAGACACCCATGATTACATTTAAGCCGGGAAGTCCAGCTCTCTCTCGGATTCTTTTAGGCACGATATAAGCAGTATCAACAAAAGACTTTCCAGAACGAACCGCTCCGGACTTGATATTCCATCTATGAGTTGCGTTTATGATGTATTCATTCTGTTTCTTGCTTAGCTGCATTGTCATGCAATCCTTTCAAGATTTCATCCAGCTTCTCAATCGCTGTCCTATCTTCATATTCCTGCTTATCTCTCCACTTGTCCGGTTTCCGGTTCTTCAACCAGAAGATCTGGGCTGTAGTGTCCGGCGCTACTTGCTTTGTGACCTTTTTCGTAGTTTTCATCTCATCAAGTTCCGGTATGTATTCCCTGGTCGTTTCCGTGTACTCATATCCAAGCGCACGTTTTAGCAAAGCATTCTCGACTTGACGATCGACAACCTCTTTTCCTCTTTTTAGGGTGTCCGAAATGTCCGAATACTTGTCTTTCCAGCTATTTAATGTGCTTCTGGAAATCCCGATATTATCTGCAATCTGCTCGTCCGTCAGACCATCTCTCGCCCATCCCTCTATCTTCAGCAAGCCTTCCGGCTCTAGCCACTCTTGATATTTACCTTTTGCCATCCGACTCACCACCTTTGTAACATAATAAAAGCACCCATCTCTGGATGCTAAGAATTTAGGACTACTGCTGAAAGAATTAATAACGCCAACAAAAACCAAAATAACCAAATACACAATCAAAATTTATAAGAAAAAGGAGGAACCTTGCAGTAGTCCACAACGGGTATAGTAGGACTCGAACCTGCGACACATCGGTTAACAGCCGATGGCTCTAACCAACTGAGCTATACACCCGTAGGATGCCTTTTATTGACACCCTTTACCCTATCCGCACTCGGGTACGCTGATTACACTAAATATAGATTGCTGAATCTATTTTTGTTTGTTTTGCAGATCTGCGGATATCTGCGTTTGGTACCATGCAATACAAGT